CCAATACTTCTGCTAATTGGCGGCGGTAGGTGCCGCGTCCGTAGGGTTTGGGTCTGTCTCGTCCAGTACCGGCAGGATGTCGATGTCAGGGTTTTTGCTTAGCCATTCGCGCCAGTTCTCACCAACTTGCTCGCCTTTAATCTTCAAGATCGTGTGCATCCAGCAGGCATAATCCGAGTACAACGGGTTTGCTGATAATTGCTGAATGTTGCGACGTTCGAGGCGTTCCCATTCCGTAACCACAAATAGGTTTGTGTAATAGAACTCGGGTGCGCTGTCAGGCGTGCGCTTTAACTGCAACTTGATTTTCATGTGTCTCCTATGTCGGCTTGGAGCCGTTGATTATGCGGTTGTATCTACGCTGTACACGCCACCTTGAAATTCAATTTCATAGGTGCTCAACTCGCCAAGCGATGCGTTAATTACTGGAATGCTTGACAAGTAGGTGTCGGTCAAAATAAAACCAGGGTTAGTTGCGCTGTCTGCTGCGCTGGTTGGGTTTACTTTGATCGTGCATTTTGTACCAAGAAGTGGTGCCAAAACTGCGTATGACTCGCTTGCCGCGTAACTGGCATAAACCGTTAGGGTCAAACTATTTGAGAACAACCCTGCCGTCATCGTGCGGGATGTTTGGCCAAAAGCGGTATCTTCAAGAGCTTCTGCAGTCACAGTCAACGTTGCTGCGCTCACCTGATCGGTGATGTCAACAATGGAGCCGATTGCGGCGCCGACTTTAACGGTTGGATTCGAGAGGTAAGTTGATGCTGGCATATTTGCTCCTTAAGTTCTGATCTGATAGTAGATGATTTGTATTCGGTAGTAGTGGATTATGCGGTCTGGGCTTGAATAGCGCAATCAAGGTCGTAGCACGGGTACAACGCGCCACCAATCTCAAGGCTTGACGGACGGCCAGCCATCACAATAATTGGCGAGTTAAGCACACTTGCAACAATGCTCAAAATTGATCGGAGTACCGGCAGACCTGCAGGCCCAGAGCCAATGACCTTGATTGGAAATTCGAGGCGCACGATGTTGCCGTTGCCAGCAAACGTGGTGAAGTTTGGCGCGTCCAAATAGACCGAGTTTGCGACGAGTTTGGTTGCATCATTTATTACACGGAGCCCAGTCACCGCGGTCAGCGTCGCTGTGACGTCATCAATTGCTTCGTTGAACAGGTCGGTGTGCGACATCAGGCAACCGCTGGACGTGGGATACCGAGCAGCTGCTTGACGATCGGGGTCAGGCTTTGTTGTGGTGCCGAACCCATGCCGTCAAAGGTGGCGTAGGTTGCCTCTATTGACCCTCTGGAGCGCCATAGAGCGGCGCAATACATCAGGGTGCCCAATGTGACGTCGCCACCCGGTGAGACGCTTAGCGAGTCGATATACGAGGATTCCTGCCTTCTGCGATAGCAGAACTGGTTGCCAGCCGATACGGATTGCGTGAGCAACGTGTAATCGTCCGATGGGTTCGTGATCGTAATGCCAAGGTAAGACATGACCTGCGCGGCCGTTACCCAAGTGCAAACAGGGTCATAAGCAACGGTGCCAGACGCGGCGACACGCTCAACATCGCTTGCGGTCTTGGCGTAAAGCACCTGGTCGGCAATTGGTATCTGATAGTCGTAGAGCAGATCGCCTTGTGTGTCTGTACCGATGTACAAATACTGTGGCAATGCGCGCACGGTATAGGTGCCGTTAAATGTTGCGTCAACTCCAGCGACCGTGATTGAACTGCCGACTGCAATCTCCGATGGGGTCAGGAGTTGCAGTACGGCAAAGTTGTCAATCAGGTACTTGTTGGTAACTGTGTATGTAGCCATGAGCGGATGCTCCGCTCTCGACTAAGCCTGGGTGATCTTGCGGATCATGCCACCGATTGCAGCAAAGGTGCTGACGTATCCGTGGAATGACATTGTGCGACCAAGGGTTGCAGGTACTTCAACGCTCATCAAGCCACGGATTGATTCGTAGAACTCGAATGCGTCGCCTGAACCTTGACCAACACGGGTGATGATCATCGTCTTGGCTGCGAAGTTGCTGTCAACTACAAGCTGGAGACCGAGTGGGTTTCCGTTCCATGATGCAGCGGTTGCGTTGCCGAGTGCGTTCTGACCGGTGAGGCCAGCGCCGATGAATGGGAATACTGGACGGCCAGTTGTGTCTGCGAGTTGTCCGAGTTGACCCCATACGTCTGGTGAAACAAACATGTGTGTTGGGGTGAAGTTACGGCCATTTGAGATGTCAACTGCGCTGTCGTAAACAGACTTGAGCAAGTCGGCTACGGTGCCGTCCCATACGCCTGACGAGTTTGCTGCAGTCAACAGGTTGTCTGCTGCGAAGTTGTCTGATGCGATCATGTATTCGCCCATCAGGTCGTTCAAGATCAACTGCATTGCTGCAGGTGACGTAAAGTCAATATCCTGAACTGAGAGGGTCACTTGTCCAGCGAGCGTGGTCTTGCTGATTGAGTTCGAGGCAATGACCATGGTCGTTGCGGATGCAGCGCCAAGTTCGTTTGCTTGTGCAGCAACGCTGGTGTGCGTGGTGATCGTTGGACGGATGAACGTCTTTGATGCACCACCATCTGGATAAGCGCGTGCGCCCAATGCTTCAACTACTGGACGGATGAAGTTGAGGTCTTGAACCAATGGCCCAAGAACTGGAACTGGCAAAAGACCAGGTGTATCGGTGGTGAGTACGTCACCTGCAGCTGCTTGCAATGCAGTCTTTTTTGATGCTGTGTATTCAGCAACAGCCTTGTTGATGTTTGAGAACGTGTCGCCACCAATGTGGTAAGCGGCCATGTATTCGCCAGCGGATGGCAATACAAACTCTTTTTTAGCCTGTGCAAAAATTGGCGCGGTTGGGATTGTTGCCTCAACTGCTGGTGCGGTTACTTCTGACATGGGTTCTATCTCCTGTTCTGGGACTACTTCTTCATTTAACACTACTTCTTCTGGCTCTTGGTGGATACTCGCAGCAACGGTAGCGATGTTGGCCATGTCACCAAATGCGCCGATTGGAACGAGTGATAACTCTGTCCAATCCGCTGCTTCGATAATCATGGTTCCTGCTTCGTCGTATGAGAACTTGACGGGATTTACGCCAACCGATACTTGGTCAATTGTGCCGTCTTGAGCCATGACCAAAGCGTCGTTTCCAAGGCTGGTTGCGCTGATCTTGGCGCTAAACAACATTCCCTGCTCGGTATCCACGCGCTCGGTCACAACACCAACCGGCATGGATGCGTCGTGGTACATAAACAAGCGTGGTGCTTTGCCATCGACTGGCAATGAGCCTGGACGGAAGATTACGGCTGTACCGTCCGAAACTGTTGCTGGAACGTTGTAGGGAACTGCGGTTCCGCTGATGGTGCGTCGTGGTGCGTCGCCTTTAGCGGCATCAAGTGTAAACTCTCCTGCGATTAATTTGATCATCGGCTTGCTATCTCCTCTTGAGTGTTTTCTCTAACAATTACTTCTTCATCGTCCATGCGATCGGCCATAAAGTTTTCTTCTAAGTATTCATCGGCATCAAACTCGACGTATGTTCCACGCGGTAGCACATTGTCCATTGATAATGCGCCAGCGATTGCGTCGGCATACAATTTCACGCCAAACAAGTACAGATCGGCGCGCGCTTGTTGTGACGACTGGTATGAGTAAGCGCCAGTAGCAACGCCGACCAAATACGGTGGCACGTTTGCCAAGCGCGACATTTCTAATGACTGATATTGCGACGCTTCAATAAGCAACATTTTGTCAGGCGTTGCGTTTGTTTCTGTGTACGTCAAGTACTGATTTAAAGCGGCAGTTTGATTTGAGGCACGAGCCGCATTGAACTGCGCGGCCAAATCGCTGAGACTTTGTGCATCTAAGGGTTCTGAGTTTTCGGTTTGACGCAAGATGCCGGCAGGGATACTTGACGATGCGTTGCGATTGCGCGCTGCTTCAAGTTTAAGCGCGGTTTCAATTGCGCCAGGTGCCGAGTAGATCAAGCCTTGTTCTGGCGACAAGAATTGCACAAGGTTTGTTGGGTCAATTTCTCCGCCTTGGAAATACACCTGTGTTGACGGGGCAAACCAAACTGGGCCAGATTGATCGGTAGTTGTAACCGAGCCTGCTGGCAGTCGAGTAAACGATGCTGGGTATCCGTCAGCTGTGCGCGACGTGATGTACCAAAATGCGCGACCAAAAAAGAACAGGTCGTCCAGCGTCCAAGACATTAAGAATTGATAACTGACCGTTGGGTCTGGTCGGCGCAACCATGAGCGCGGTTCAAGATAAACCTTGGTCATGGCTTCTTCGTTTGCGTCCCAAACTTCGTTGTACATACGCAATGGCATTGAGCCAATCACGGATTTGAAAAGCGAGTTAGCGCGGTTAATTGTTGG